GGTATAAATGATGCTAATAAATGCAAAGAATAATTTAATGTTAATTTATATATATAAATTATATATATAAATATAGATATGGATAAAGAAGAAATAACAGAATATAATGATGATCTCGGAATTTTTATCTTTTACATTGCTTTAAAAAATTTAGTGTATATTTTTTGGTCATAATTTAATAAAAAATTAACTTATCGTCTATAATTCTACTCTTATCTTTTACTTGTTCTGAAATATTATCTTTAACTGGTATATTGAGCGGTGAAAAATTAGCTAAAAGTGCACTACGAGGTAAATCAGTTCTATTGATTCCTTGAGTATGCCATAATTTACCGAAATATACTACATAGTTATTTTTTTTCATGATCATTCGATGCATAGGTGTTTCATATGTAATTGACGGCCATGTACAAGTTTTATGTGAACCTTTTACAAAATAAGTAGCACCATTTTCTTCTGTAAAATCATCTAATGACCAAATAACTTGTACACCTAATGTTTCTTTTGGATACGGATAGTTTATCGTATGATAAGGATAATCACAATGCCATCCAGTGTTATCTACATCTTTTTTTAGAGTATTAGATGAATATGTAGTACAATGATAACCGTTTGTAAATATTTGTTTAAGAAAACTATGTAAGTCTGGATCATTTAAAATAGTCCAAAATATTTCATCGATTTCGAGTAAATTTGACACACGGGTATGGGGTGTATTATGAATTATTTCTGATGCATATTGTAAATCTATTTTACTCTCTTTGCATATGATACCATCTCTTACAAAATTAATTAAATTAGAATAACAAAATTTTATATTAGACGATAAATTATTTAATATAAATAGTTCATCGTCTAAAATACTTAATACATTATTACAACATGATAGTATCCCGTGATTTGTTTTTATTTTGTTACAATCGTACCTTAAAATTGTATCGTCTAATGGATGATCATATAACTTAACAATCTTATCTGCTGAACACCCTATATATTTATCAGATACTTTAAGTCTAATAACATACTCTCCGTCATAACTTTTACTAGAAATATAAATAATATCACATATGCATGCATTCATAACTTCACTTGTAAACTGTAAAAGATCATTCATATACATATTATTATCTGTAAAAATTATCATTATTATACATTTTTGAGTAAAAGTTACGCTTAAAAATCAATTTTATTTACCCCTATTTTACCCCTATTTTACCCCCTATTTTAGCCCTATTTTACCCCCTAATTTAGCATTATAAAGTTTATATCACTCGGATTTGTAAACAAATTATGTTTACACATGATCTTTATATTATCATTTGTCATATAAAAATATTTAGAGTATGTATCTCCATCTCCGTAAGAAATTACTTTATTTCCATTATTTGTATTAGTAATACCCGATGGAAAACATAAAGAAAAATTACTAAGGGGTAAAAACATATCTGAAATAGCAATTAAATTACCCGGTATATTATTATTGGAACCGGTAGAGAATATATAAAAAAACATTAAATATATAAAAACAGGATGTGATATCTTATTATCACTGATCATCTGTTCGGTAAAGTTTTTAATAGGTTTTCCCGATAAAGATTGATCTCTAATAACTTGGTTCCAATCATATTTAACATGCCCCACACCTATAAATGAATCATTTTGTTTTTCAAAACTAAATAATAAAGAAGGTGTAGTTATTGAAATATATAATAAATTATTACAATATTGTTTTAAGTTAGTTGTAATAGGTGTTATTACTGTAACTTTTTGTGAACTAACACAATTAATAGTATAATCTGATTTTATGTCAATTACGTAAATTTCGTGTTGTCCATCTATTCCATATGAAAAATAAATATTATTATTATATACATAAAATGACCAATTTTTTTCAATTTTATTTGATATTTCCGGGCATATATAGGATTCATTGTGTATTTTTATTTTACTGTAATCTGAATCTTGTAATTCTATTATTCTAGCAGCAATAAGAAAACATCCATCCTTACAATCGTTTGATTTAACATGAAATTTACCATCAACAAAATAGTGATTATAAGATAATAAGAAGCAATTTTTATATTTTTCTATTTTGTCGCCTAAATATAACAATCTGGCATCAACTCCTTCAATTTTATCGGTGTAAAATCCCAATATTTTAGGAACATATGTGATAGACATTAAAGCTATATTTGTTACATCTTCTCCGTATAAAGACTGCCACCAAAGTTTACCATTTTGCCCAGCGCACCAAGGGTGGTTTGGATTATTTATAGGATTTGTATCATACAGACCTTCCTGTCTTAACATTGGATATCTTACAAAATTTCTGTATACTAATAAATATAAATCATCTTTATAATGACTTATAGATGGATTAAATTTATACGAATTAAACATATTACAATTCTTATTATTTATTAGCATAGATGTAAAATTAAATATAGGTAGTTTCATTTTTATATAAAGAAATTATAATTTATAAAAATAAATTTAGTTTATAAATAAAGTATAAACTAAATTGAATATGGATAATAATAAAGAAACCTTAAGTCGTTTAAAATTTATTGGAAAAATCCAAAAAAGCGAAAAAATAAATACAAAATATTTAGGTATCCAACAAGAGGGGGTAATAACTAAATTATTACGCACGCTATATTACCAAGATAATCGGGCTAATACCCTTATATTTCTACAGTCAACAATTCAACGTGCTATGGAAATCTTAAAATTATACGAAAAATCAGATCAAGAATCTGATCGCATGCATATACCACATATTGTACATGATTTATATTGTTCTAAAGCTGGATTAGAAAATATAAAAGAAACTTATTCAACTGATGTAAAACTAGTATGTGATATAGAATTTCTTATACAGTACATTGATTCCACTTTATGTAAATATCCAGAGACAAAAGAAGAAGAGACTAGTGATGAAATAATTGTGTTTCCAACTGAAAAAATAAAACCCTTAGATATAGAAAATAAAAAACTAGAAAATTCAGCTAAAGTTAAACCTAAATAGACATTTTTTTATCAAGTAAAAGATATTTATAACATTCTATCATACAACAACAGTCCAATATATCATCCCGTTTTTTTATCTTTTTCACTGTTTCTATAATTGTATGCTCACCTCTCTTTTCCAATATTTCATAGCCTTTTTCTATATTCCATTTTTTACGAGTCGGTTTATCAACTGCTTTATATTTCTGTACACCTTTTTTAGTTTTATAACTTAATTTTGGACACCCTAAAATCTGTGTTTTATGATAAGCCGGAAATTCAATAACACGTTTAAAACGACCGTAACGAAATGTAAAATAGGCTTGGCAGTAATAACTTAGCCGTAAGGCTACAGGATTACGATTTTTTCCAAAATTCATTTGTTGTTCAACTAAAAATACATCACATGTGTCAAAATAGGTAGCATGAGTATCCAGTAGATCATACATATTATGAAGTATTTCTATGTCAAATGTTTTATTAGTACAATTAGCTGTTAAATCAGAATTTTTATAAAAAATAGTTTTACCTTCGCAAAATACTTGTTTTAATAACTCAGACATTTCAGTTGAACAAGTACCGTCTATTATATAGCGATCTTTATCAAGTATATTTGAAATATTTAATAGATTTGAAAGGGTAAATTCGGAAATATAGAAACAAAAATTTTTAGTACCGATATCAAAAGCACATACTGTTTTATTCATAATGATTATATATAAGGTATATTATATTTTTAAATATAATATACCTTATATATAAAATTATATATTTAAAAAATAGTATTAAACTAATAAAAATGGATTATAAATCGCAAATTGGCCAAGATAAATATTTTATTGAAAATATAAATAATAGTAGAACTGGTTTATATTTTGTAGATATCGGTGCAAATGACGGTATATCATTTTCCAATACTTATTGTCTAGAAAAATATTTAAATTGGAATGGGTTATGTGTAGAAGCAAATGATGAAATATTTAATATTTTAATAAATAATAGAAACTGTGTATGTTTAAATGAGTGTATATATAATGAATCTGGTATAGAGGTTGAGTTAGAAATACCTTTAGCAAATGAGATACCTGAAGGGAATAATATGTTATCAAGAATTAAAAATGATAATATAAAAAATTCTCATTTCGATAGACAATTTGAACAGACTAAAACTATTAAAAAAGTAACTAAAACATTAACTGAAATTTTTGAGCAGAATAATGTACCAAATATTATCAATTATATGTCAATTGATATAGAGGGATATGATTTATTTGCATTAAAAGGATTAGATTTTGATAAGTACTCAATCGAATTTTTAACTATTGAACATGGAGGATCTACTAAATTTTTTAATGAAATAAAAGAATTTTTATCACAAAAAGGTTATATTTTACATAGAATTAATAAATGGGATGCTGAATTTACAAAGGATAAAACTATTAATAGTTTTGATGTGTTTGATACTATTTTATGCAGAACTGTAGTTAATCCAACTGATATATTCAGTATAGTTGAAAACACATTTCCATTTCCTAATTTCTACAATATGCGTTGTCAAGCACAATGTCATTCAAATGGTACTTTTGATAGTATATACGAAAAATTTGGTGAACTGTATAATATTGATAAAGATACATGTAAACTTCTTAAAGAATTTGAAATACAAACAGAAATTAGTAATTCATACTTATTAGTGACCAATTATAATAGAGTTAAAAATGGTGATATTTTAGTATCAGATATGTATTTATCAGAAAACGATATAATGCGAATATTACGAGCTCACGGTTTCTCAAAAAATGTGAAATTATTCGCTTCACCAGCTGGTAAATCAAATGGTTATATATGGCCACAATTAAAATCTCTATATTCTATTGGAATTCATCTAGGAGATAATAATCATAGCGATGTAATATCACCGAGTATACATAATATTAAAGGAGAATTAACTACAATACATAAAATAAACCAGACTGAACAATTCTTTATAGACAATGGTTACAAAGAGTTTGCGTTTATATTAAGAAAGTTTAGACATATGAATCCCTACAACATTGGTAGTCATGAATATGAACTATATAATGATCAGATTTGTTATAATATTCCTGCTCTATATATGATGTCTCATATATTAAATGATATGATGATTACAGAAGGTAGAGATAGACTGTTATTATTAACACGAGACGGATGTCTTATGAAACATATTTTTCCAACTCTGTACCCAACCTATAAGTGTTTAGAATTACAGAGTTCAAGAAAAATACATCATAATCCAACACCTGAATACAAGGAATATATAAAAAGTATGTATGATCCAGATAAGGCTATACTTTTTGATATATATGGATCATTTAGTTCTGGAAGAAAACTGTATTTAGAATTATTTGGTAAATATCCTCGTGTTCATGTACTGGGATATCATTATATTGAAAGTTCATTTGAAGGATTAACATGGACAGTTAAGGGTATTAGTTTGGAAGGATATAATATTGATACTACAGGAAGTCTATTTGGAATGAATGGTACTAATTTTATGAGATATCCATTATTGGAATACAGTGTAAAAGATGCCCAAATTTATAAGGACACAGTTATCGCATTTTGTGATTTTATAAATGATAAACATATATATAAAATAACTATATTAGATAAATTTTTAAATACTGTTAAATATATCAATCATAAAAAAATAAATCCTTATAATATTAATAATAATATTTGGCAACACCCATCATTAACAGATATTGCAAATAATATTAATTGTGATAAGGGATCTAAAGCTGGTTGTGGACATACATATACAGATTACTATGAACTATTATTGCAAAAATTTATAAATAATAAAAAAGTAAATTTGCTTGAATTTGGAGCTGGACGATATATAGATTTACCATCATTAACACTTTGGAGAAAATACTTTAGTAATAACTTATTAAATATAGATATATTTGATAAACATACAAAATATCTAAAATACACTGATACCTCAAATAATGTATATGTGTATATTGGTGATCAAACATCTGGTGATTGTATAAATACATGTACGGGTAATAAACACTATGATATAGTTATTGATGATGGTCCTCATTGTTCTAAAAGTCAACAAATTGCCTTGAAATCAGTATGGTCACACTTAAATCATGGTGGTATATACTGTATTGAGAGTCTACATTGGCAACCTCTTAACAGTATAGGATACACTACCCAGAATTTACTACGTGATTGGAAAGATAATGTGGTTACTACAACCGAGTATATAAATACCGAAGAGGCAAATATCATAGTTAGCACAATAGATAAAATAGAATTTTATCCTTCAAAAAGTAGAAAATATTCAGAAGAGATAGTTAAAAATGCATTTTGTGTATTGTATAAAAAATAAATTTATTTTTAAAGTAAAAATACTTTAAAAATTTAACTACAACTATTTTCCAAGTTTAAAACTGCTTTTACTACTTTTTTTAATAGAACGATTGACTATTTTACTAGTTTTTACTTTACTACGACGACTACCAGATCGACTCATATATTTATTCTCAAGATATCGAATATCACGTTTATAAATAATTGAATTTGTGTTTTTAGATAATATACGTACTGTATTTAATTTTTTTATCACACTCGAAAATCCGTATTTACGCAAAGCCTTTTTAAGCGCTATGTGTCGAGAACGTTCGGTTTCGTGAACTGCATAACCATATTTACCGAGACTACCACTTCGTAATATAGGAATAACTTTAAGCGGTTTTATTCTACGACTTCGTAATCTTTTAGAACGTACGCAACTCCTTTTAATCGGTGTTCTAGATTTTTTACTATAACTTTTACGCATTATAAAACCTCTTTTACAACTTTTAGGATTCATTTATATTAAAAAATATTTTATTTTTATAAAATAAAATACTAATTTACTTTTGTGGCCATCTTGGTTCCCATCGTTCACGATTCATACGTCGCATTTGTAACGCTAAAATATCTTCTCTTTGGAAATCTGTATCCTCCATAAATGATAATCCACTGGTATAATTAGCACCTTTAGTAATTACCGGATTTCGACATTTTATAGGTATTCGATCATAATTTGGTTTAATAGCACTCATAGGATCTTTATAAATGGATCCAACTGCTTGTGCAGTAGTGGCAAAATTAGGAGTAAAAAATGGATCTTCAATTGACTTATCAATATAATACATGATTTGACCAGCTTTTATATCAGTATAGGTGTTATAATTTTTTCCATAATTTTTTAATTGTGGATCGGTATAAATATCTGCTAGTTTAACAGAGTCATCACACGGAGGGCGATCTAATAAGAGTCGTTGCCCACTGTGAAAAGCACTAATTAAGCGTGGATCTGTGCTACCATACAGAGTTTTGGCTTTATTAACTGGTGCAAAATCAGATGCGTATACATCCGACATTACTCGTGGATTAAGATTAACATAGCCCTGTTTATTAGCTGGTTCTAAGTCTTTTCGAAAAACTTGATTATTATAACAATCACTATCTGGTGAAAATTTACAATTAACTACCGACATATTAGAAGGTACACCTATGTTCTGATTTACGGGTTTAATATTATCACAGCAATTACACGAAGATTGTTTGTATTGTTGAATATAATTAATACTCATTTATTATATTCATTTCTTTTTTTATATTATTTTTATTTTAAGTAAATGTAATTTTTTAAACGTTTAGTTTAGGTATTAACATTAATACTCGTACTAAGAGTAAAAATACAATGGCATGTAACACTAATCCATACATGTTAGGACATCCGTTGTAAGATGTTTCTAGACCAACCATTTCAGTTATTCTATTAGTTAACCGATACATAAAAGGTGAAGCAATTAGTAAGAATAATAATGCGCAATACAATCCAATTACCCATTTTTGTCCTTCGCTGAGATGTTCAATATTTGCCATTTTATTATATACAATATTTTTTATTTTTTAATTAAAAAATATATAATAAATGCTAACTAATATTCAAAAAAGAATATTTTTATTCCTTTTTGGATGTATTCTTACTAGAACATTGTTTGTGTTAATAGCCAAAAATATACCAATTGAATATTTACCGTATCTCTCTATTCCAGCATTCTGTATAGGGATTGGATTTTTATACATATATTTTTCTGGTTCTAGAAAGACTGGACCTGAAGTATTTGGTGAAAAAATATGGTGGAATAATTTAAGACCTATATTTGGGTTATTATATATTACATTTGCTATATTAGCATTAAAACAATACAAATATGCATGGGTATTATTGTTACTAGATGTTATATTAGGATTAACATCGTTTTTGGTGTATCATTATAGGATGGGTGATTTTAATTAAACCGAATTTCGGTGATGAAACTGAAATTCTTTTTCACTATCAGTATTTTCACTATTATGTATATAATTATAAATTACATGCTGAGTATCGTCATCTAATTTATTATAGTGATCAGTATTATCACTACGATCGTCATCTAATTTATTATAGTGATCAGTATTATCACTACGATCGTAATCTGTTCTTAATAATTTAATACATTTAAAAACTCCTATAATTATTAATATAAATATTGATACTATTATAATACCAATTAATTTATTATCATTTAGCATATTTTATGTTTATATAAATATTTATAAAAAATAAATTCATTTTTAAATTAAAGAATTAATTAAAAAACATAATAATGTATCCAGTAGAATACAATGATAAAGATAACAGTCTTTTTTTCGAATGTCCGTATTGCAAAATATATATTATAGTATATAAAAATGAGATTAATTGTAAAATTTTTCGATGTGGCTATTATAAGCATAATTATAGACAAATAGATCCACATTTATCTAAAATAGATTGTGATAAACTTGTATGTGAAAATTTAATATTTGGCTGTGCAAAACCATTTAAATTATGTACATCCGATAATGTTCTCTATACGGTTGAAAAATGTGACTATATTTAAACTTCAATAAATTCTTTAATTTTATCCCATGGAATATATGGATTATTATGTATTCCGGACATCGGAACGAAATAAGATACATAAGGTTGTAGATGTAAAATACTATAAAATGGTATAATTTCATCATCTTTACTATGCAATAATAATGTTTTTCCTGTATACCCATTTAAATATGTTTCTGTATTAAATTCAGAAAATAAAAAAGCTATCATTTCTAAATTGTATTTTTGTGTAATTAATGTTTTTATATTTGATATTGTTGATTCTAAGATTAGTTTGGGTATATTATATCGACGTGCTGCATAAGTGGCAATAGGACCACCAATTGATTCTCCATATAATATAATTTGATGTGGTCTGTAGGTTTCTAATAAGAAAGATAACATTAGAGATGCATCTTTGTAACATTGGGTTTCACTTGGTATACCGCTACTTTTACCGTATCCTGAATAATCAAATATTAAAACAGAATAACCTAAACTATTTAAAGCTTTTGTTTTATGTTCACGATGTGATATATTACCAGTATTTCCATGACAAAAAAGAATAATTTTATCATTTTTTCCTTCAGATAACCAACCATGTAAATGACGGTTTTTTATAACTTTATAATTTTCTGTCGTCGGTAAAAGTTCAGTTGTAGGTTTAAAATAAACAAATCTTTTAATTATTAATACAGAAATGATAATAATAGTAGATAATAGTAACATAATTTTTACTACATTATCTTTCATATTAGAAATATATGATTAATATAATAATATATTTTTTTAGATAAGTAATTTACATTGATCGCGTTGTCCAATTTCGAGTAGCTTTAGAGTAATCAGTATCAACAGGCCATTGTGGATCCGGTAATTCAGTAAATTCTGTAAGTTCACCTGAATTATAAAGAGCTTGTATTTTTTCAGGGCTCATACACATTTTTGTTTTCATCCCACTACAAGTACAAAACGGTTCTTTACTAACTTTTACATAGTAAACAATTACACCTATTACTGCTACTAGAAGTATGTAAATAATAACTATTTTACCAAAATTCATTTTTTATTATTATCAATATTAAATTATTTTTATTTTATACTAGTTTAGAAAACTAAAAAATTACACTTTTAGTTTTCTAAATCATAAATATTTTTTAATTACTATTTAAAGAAATAAAATATAAATATATGAACCTGAACACAGTTTAAAAAATGATTTATGATGATTACATAAAATATTATAATGAATATACGCAAAAATATGGAAAAAACACGATTGTATTGATTGAAGTAGGTAAGTTTTTTGAATTATACAGCACTGACTCAGAAGGGCCGAATATTAAAAATATTAGTGATTTACTTGATATACAGCATACAAAGAAAAATAAATCTTTACCTGAATGTAATCGCAATAATCCATATATGGCTGGTGTCCCATCGTGTGCAATTAAAAAATATCTTGATATTTTAGTAGATAATAACTATACTATAATTTTAGTAGAACAAGTTACGGGACCACCATTTGTAAAACGAGAAGTTACTAAAATTATTAGTAATTCTACTTATCTTGATAACATTAATACAAATACAGTAGAAAATAATTACCTAAGTTGTATATATTTTTCTTCGGGTTATGATCGGTTAAAAAATAAATATTTAATTTCGTGTTGTTGTTTTCTCGATCTTTCAACCGGTGAAATATTTTTACAAGAATTTTTAGACTATACTTCTGATGTCATTAATCTAGAAGAAATGTCTCGTATTTTATCTTTTTATCGTCCTAAAGAATTGGTCTTAATTTCTACGGATTTAGAAACCATAACTATTGATAAAATATGCAAATGGACCACTACTATTTCAGTAGGTTGTGTTCATAATTATTTAGCTCATGATATTAACATATTTTGTAAATTATCGTATCAGAATACAATATTAAGAAAAATTTATCCTAATACAGGTCTATTGTCACAAATAGAATATTTAGATTTAGAAAATCGACCGTATAGCATAATTTGTTTTACCTATATTATTAATTTTGCGTATCAACACAATGAAAATATTGTTAAAAGATTAAATAAGCCAAAAATAAAAGAAAATGAAGACTATTTACTACTTGTTAATAATGCAATAAATCACTTAAATATTATCTCTAATACATCTGGTAAAAATAGTAGTATTCATAATTTATTAAATCATTGTGTTACTGCTATTGGTAAACGAATTTTTAAAAAAAAGTTACTTAATCCGTTGACCAATACCAAGCAAATTGAAAAATGTTATAATATGGTAGAATTACTGATACATAATAATGAGTATAAAAAATATGCTATTATTTTTGGGAACATTTATGATTTAGAACGGCTTTTTCGAAAAATAGCGATTGGTACATTGCAACCAGTGGAGTTTACATATATTAACACATCTTTACAAGGAGTATTAGACCTATTTACAACGTTAAATAAAATAGAAAAGATTGATTTAAATCTAGTTGAATGGGGAATTACAACTCAAAATAAATTATTAGAAATGATGCATTATTATCAAAGTAAATTTGATTTAACCGAAATGTCAAAATACAATATAGATACAATTACAAGTAATTTTTTTAATATAGGAATATTACCGGACGTAGATAAGATTAATACCGATATTTCTGATATTCATACTTATTTTAATAATTTGGTAAGCGATCTTAATAGTGATGAAAAAGAACATGTATTTAAATTGGAATCTATTAAGAATGAATATTGGATTACGATAACAAAAAAACGATATGATACTTTTAAAGGTAAAAAACATGTCATTAATTTTAAAGATAAATATGGTTTCTCGCTTGATTTTTTGGATGCAAGGCCTTTATCGGTTAATAACAAGACACAATTAAGAATATTGTTTCCCAGTATGTATGAAAAACAGCAAAATTTAAATAACTTACAGGAACAACTGGCAAAATTAGTCATTAAGCAATATTTAACTGAACTAAGCTATATTGCTGATAATTATGAAGTATTATTTACTAAAATAGTACAATTTATAGGCAATCTTGATGTATTTGTCGCAAATGCTAAATCAGCTGCAATATATAAATATTGTAAACCAGTTATTGTTGATAATAATTTTGAGAATAGTTTTTTAAAGGCAAATCAATTACGTCATCCTTTAATTGAGCAAATCCAAGATTTAGAGTATATACCTAACGACATTACTTTAGGTATTGATAATCAAACTGGTATATTATTATATGGTATTAATGCAGTGGGAAAATCATCTTTAATGAAATCGATCGGTATAGCAGTATTGATGGCCCAGTCAGGTATGTATGTGGCAGCTGAAAAATTCCAATACTCTCCATATAAAAGTATATTTACTCGAATACCTAGCGGTGATGATATTTTTAAAGGACACAGTACTTTTGTGGTTGAAATGATGGAGCTCCGAACAATTTTAAAATGCGCGACTCATAATTCTCTAGTTATTTGCGATGAATTAGCTGTGGGTACTGAACTTACATCAGCTATATCAATTGTTGGTGCAAGTATTGTCCAATTAGAAAATCGTGATATATCATTTATTTCAGCAAGTCATTTACATGAAGTATCAAATTTAGATAATATTAAACGATTAACTAGATTACAAATTTATCATATGAATGTAACATATGATGAGGTGAAAAAAGTATTAATTTAT